GCACAGATAAGTCTGGTAGCCTATGAAGGCCGCCTTCGTGTACTCTTCTTTCTGTTCTCTCTCGATTGCCTTTGAGATGACCTCGACAATTTCAACGAAGCGTGCGTAGGGAAGAGTGAGAACCTGCTCGTCGGTCCAACCGTAACGTTGCTGGATCAGGTCGATACCTTCTGCCAGAGATGCTTCATAGCCGGTCTCTTCATGAACGCGACGAAATCCGCGAAAAAACTCTTTATGTCCTGATTCTCGACAAGCCCTTCAACGATGGGAAGAATTGCACTCATTGGGAACTTGTCGGTGTCAAGTATTTCTTTCTTAGTCAGTTCTATCCAGTTTCCTTCTTCATCCTCTCTCAGGAGAAGATGCGCGAGAAGTCCGAGCATCTGATCTTCGGCATTGAAAGCTCCGCCGATGAGCATCGCACCGAGTATCTGAGGGGTGAGATCCTTTGTGTCCGTCAGACTCTTCCCCATCATCGCGGCACCGACACTGAGGATGGATCCCATCTTCATCATTGTCCTGAGCCCCATGCGGTTCATCTTGTACCGAATGCCCTCGATCTCCACAAAAACGTCTTTATCCAGGATCGCTTCTTCTTTGGCCTCTGTCTTTTCTGTCTTCTTCTTTGCTTCTGCCATTTCACTTGCCTCCTTTAATCTCCTCTAATAGTCTGTGAACCTCTTTCGTAGCTATTTCGATTGATGGAATGTTCGTCTTGACAGGTCTTCTCTGACCTGATTTGAGCCTCGCCAGTATCACGAACCTCTTGAAGTTCTTCTTGTCCGGTTTAATCGAGAACTCCTCGATCTCTTCCGGGTTAATGAAGTTTTCATCTTCTGTCTTGATCCAGTCATCTTTCATCTGCTTTCCTCCTCTGCTATTTGAAGTAGCTTTTCATATGCTTCATCGGGCGTGCTAAACGGTCCGAATAGTTGAACACTCTTGTCTTGCCAGGTCAGCTTGACGAAGTAGCCGAGAAATCCGTATTCTTGAAGTTTGAACTGCCACCACTGCAAGCCGATTACGCGAATATCGCGCATAAAGAAAGGGGAGCCGAAGCTCCCCAGATTCTTATGAAGCGGCCACAGGGAATCTGATTTCCCAGGGTTCCTCCCATTCTCCCGTTTCATCATCGTATTCGGCAGGGTCAAAGTGTGCGATGAAAGTGATTGGAAGAACGAGCTCGTCCGCGTCGGTAGTCGAGAAGTCCAGAGGACCGTCAGGAAGTGCGTTGAAGATGAGGATGATTACATCATCGCCAGTCGAGAGAGTTCCGACAAGTGCGACGTTGTCGATGTAATCAGCATCCGCGACAGGCCCACCATGGATGTAATCGAAGTCAGCATCCGCCGGATCAGGCGTGTAGTCGGTAGCACCTGCAATGGCAAGCTGAAGATTGGCTTTCGTCATCTCCAACAGGTTGCAAGCGATCGAGGCTTCTATTCTCTCTCTTCTCTTCATTCCCTTTGTTGGGCCTCTCATACCATCGAACGGCATTTCTCTGAACGTTCTGTTCAGATTGAAACTCGTACCGTCTCTTGTCGCACCCAGGTTTGCCTCAGCTACTTCTCCGTAGTTGAGAACGACCTGAGCGGCATCAACAAGCAGCCGGTCCGCTGTGTTGGTTGAAAAACCGGTCTTTCCTTTCATATGAAGTACCTCCCTGTTACGTTAGGTTAGTTATTTCGGTAAGTGATCTTGTGAATCGCATGGAGAAGGTCATTGAGTAGTGCCATATCTTATCTACGTCTTCGGGTATCAGCCCGAACGAGGCAAGCCGCAGACGAGCGACAATAAGATTCCCGCTCATCTCTTCGTCGGATTGAATAACCGCAAATCCTTCGCCATTTTGAACAATGCAGGCTTTATCAAGAAGGGCCACCGCCCTTTCTCGCATCGAATATATCTTTGTTGCCGAATCTCCATGGTCCCAGAGATCAAGGAAGTAGTCGGCTCTCTGAACGATCCCGCTGTCATCGGCATAAGCCGTTAATCTGTGAACGAGGTAAGGAAACGTCTCGTCTTTAGGAGTCCAGATGAGGCCGAGACGGACACCGGAGCAGACAGTATCGAGCTGTGAATCGTTGGTGATATGGGTATAGAGAGCTGAGAGGATTGCTTTCTCGGTGTCCATCAGAACCACCTCTTGTTAATGATTTCTTCCACTTTGGGTTTAGCTTTCTCGAACGAAGGTTTCATGTAGGGTCTGGGAGCCATTCCGTACCCGCCGTACTCCAGTCTCATGGCCTTTAACTGTGCCGTTCCTATCTTCGCCACGAGCCATTTGCCTTCCTGGTCAACTCGCACGGAAATGCTCTTTCTAAGATCTCCGTACATAACGGCGGGAGCTTCGCCGGGAGCCGACTGAATATAGGTCTTGCTTGTACCCGGGACCTTCGCGACCTTTCCGTGTCTAGTGCCTGAAAGTGTCTCTTGAATGACCGACTTCACGTGATTGGCAGCGAGCCAGAGCCGCTTTGCAGTGATGTCTTCTATCGAATTGGTCACGTTCTTGATGTTGCTCTGATACACTTTTTTCGTGGCCATAATTACACCCTCTTGACGAGAATGGTTGTGTACCTCGAATCGAAAACCGGCGGATCCTGAGGGATGTATGTCTCAGAGTCATACACGAAGCGGTACTCCGAGAGATTCAGAGTCAGTGGCGAACGAAACACGAGCTTGTGGGTTATCTCCGTCTTTCCTGCTTGAGAATATGCGGCAAGTCCGCTCACAGAGATAGGAACGACAAGGCCCCAGACCGTCTCGACATCAGACCAACTCTCTGTGTTTCCCATCGCTCCTCTGGTGACCTTCTTCTTCTGTATCTTGATTCTCTGATTGAAGTTCATATAATCACAACCCCGGGTTAATTCTGTATTGCTGGATTCCTGAGTATTCTTCCTTTCCCCATGCGATTGTATTGAGGCCCGAGATTCCCTCTGACGAAAGGCCCTCGATTCTTCTCTCGTACATTCTGGCAACCCTTCCCATCACCCACCGCTTGATTGTCGAAGGTATATCGAGCTCTTCGCCGTCAGCATCTTCGAAGGGATTGTTCAGGTAGTTGTCAGCATCTTCCTTTGCACTGTTTACCAGATCGGTAATGAGTTCGTCGTCTTCCTCATGAGAGACGCGAAGATAGTTCTTCATCTCCGTTAGGGTTATTGTTAGTCTGTCATAGACTGCCGTTGACATATGTCATCAGTCCTTAGGGTAAGGCGCGCCGGGATGAGCGGCCCTGATATGAGACTTGAGCCCCGAGAGTGTATAGAATCCCCTGTCACAGATCTGACAGACATAACCACTGCCGCCGGGATCCTTCTCTTCTATCGAGTCAAGAAGTTTGTTCTCTGGAGGTGCAATCATCTTGTTTTCGGACGGTGCCTTTATCTCCGGAATGAACGTCACCAGCTTCTTCTTCTCAAGGTTATGCGCCTTTTGGTTTCCCATGTCCACTATTTCTCCCGACTTCACTATTCTTCCGTCGTGTAGGAACGGTCTTTCTACTCTCACCTTCACTTCATCTCCCCTCCTTTCAAAGAGTTCTTTCCAGCGTTTTTCTATTGCCTGAACCGCGAGCTGCGAGCTGTTTCCCTTGAAGGGATATACATCGCACATGATCTCGCGTCTTCTGTCTGCTATTTCTTTTGGATCTTCTATCGCTTTGAGAATCGCTTCTTTCAAGTCTTCCGATCTCTCACACTGAACACCGACATCTGCACATTCCCAGAACCGCAGTCCGTGATGAATATCTCGCCTGAACCATAGAGGGTTCAGAACGACCACGGGCCTGTCGAGGTCTGCAAATTCATACAGTGTTGAGGAATTGTCGGTGATATAGACATCTGCTTCATTGAGGACATCATCGAAGGTCTTGAGAATCCTTATCTTGTGCTTGTGGTAGAAGGGATAAGCTATCTTCGCCAGTCTAGGGTGAGCATGGCCTACGAGCTCGAACTCGGTTGATTTCGCAAGCTCCGGAAGAATGCCCTTGAAGTAATCGAATGCCCCTCTTGTATCAACCGAGATCGAACAGTCCCAATGGAACGAGACACAGACCACCGGAGGATTGCTTCTCTTCTTTGCAGGTCTGTTGTGCCAGGGATCAAGTTTCGGACAGCCCACTATTGCGGTGGGAACGTCCGGACAACCTTTCTTGTTCTCTCTCTCACACCATTCATTGGGAACGATGAAGAGACCCATGAAGTCTCTTCCATTTCCCCTCGCATATGATGGGTGGTTCGAGTCTATATAGGTCTGACCTGCTCCGTGATCGACAAGGAAGGGGATTCTTCCGGCTGCGTATGCC